GGGAACTGCGACACGACCGTAGCCGTGCCGGTGCGCTGGATGCGGACGTCATAGGTCTGCTCCAAAACATACACGCGCTGATCGGCGTCGAACTGAATGTCACTGGTGTCGAAGTCGATGCTCTGCACCTCGACGCCGCTGATGGTTCCGCTCTGCCGGTCGAGCGCTGTGCGCACGGCAATACCGAGGTCCATGCTCTGCTCGTAGTCATCGCTCACGCAGTACAGCTCGACGCGCGCCGTATCCAACTTTGACGTGCTGTTCTTCGTGTCGCTCGGCGTGGTGTCCGTGACGGTGTACACCACAAACGGCGCGTCGACGTCCTGCTGTGCGAGCTCTGGATAGATGCGGTCGGCACAGATGGCGCCCACGTCGGTGCTGTCCTTGAGCAGCTTATATATCGCTTTTCCTGTTTCCATTACAGCTTGTATTTCTCGAACACCTTACGGTATAGGCTGACCTGCATGCGCTGCATCTTCGGAGAGTAGCGCGCAAGGAACGGCCGAATGATGTTGTAGTTGCGCGAACCGATGGACCGGCCGCGACCGCCGACCTGTCCGCTCTCTACGATGGCAGCAAACCATCCGTCGTTGCGCTCTGATCCACCCATGCGCGGTCCCACCCACACATTGATTTTGGAGCCTTTGCTGTTGCGCACTCCGATGCTTCGGTGTAACGTGCCTGGCTGAGTGGTGACGATGCGGCGACCGTCGTAGAACACGAAGTCTTCCTTCATGCGCTTGCGCCTCAGTTGGCCCTTGAGCTTTTTGCTTGCGCTGCGTGCAATGCTTTGGTTGGCTTTGCGCAGGTCTTTGCTCATCTCTTTTGGAAAGTCTCCGATGCGCTTAACCTGCATCATCAGCTCATCCAAACCAATGATGGTGTTGCGCTGCTTGGAGCGCGACATACTTTCCCTAAGCCTAACGCCCATCCGTCCCCTTCTCTTTGCAGAAGATGCGCAGGCCGTCGCGCCGTCCGATCTCCTCGAAGCCTAGTATCTCATACTCCCTGGTCTCGAAAATGATTGCATCGTCCTGGCTGATGCTGAGGCCATCGCCAGCGTCAGTGGGATTGGGATGCCGCACAACGAAGGTCACGTCACGCTGCGGAAAGATTTGGTACGCCTTCATGCTCTCGCCGGCCGAGCCAGCGTAGATGACTTCAGCCCACATAGCCGTGTCCGTAGTCGAGCCTACCGTGGGCTGGCCGTAGTCGTCCTGCGTCAGCGTCTCTGCGCGGTGCGTTATGTACCGGTCTCGGCGTCCTGCGTTCTTCATCGAAAGCTGATGATGCGGTACGGATTCAGCAGGGACTCAAGGCCGAGCTTCAGCTTAGTCGTAATTGTGCCGATGACCTCCGGTGAGCGCTGGTCGTACATGTGCGATACAAGCAGCTTAATGGCGTGCACCATGGCAGCAGGTACCGAAGCCTCAGCGTAGCCCAAATCGACTGTAACCTGCAGCTTTTTGTATGTGTCGCTGAAGGTGCTTGGAATGCTCTTAAATGCAATCATAAGCGGATCGCGGCCAGCTGTTACATAATAGTCGCTGCTTGACATGGTTTCAGTGGTCGTGTCGCTAGTAGCATACTTCACGTATGAAATGCTGTTGATTGGTCCTACAGGAAGCTCTACGCGGTCCGGAAAGTCATTGAAATAAAACACTGCCGTGCGGTCCCCAATGCGCACGTTACAGAAGTTCTCGACGTAGCGGATAGCAGCCTCTCTAATGGCTTCAATCAGCGTGTCTTCATCGCTGTGTGTGACGCGCAGGAACGCTTTGAGGTCAGCCGTGCTGATTACCTCCGACGGTGTGCCGCTGCCTGTTTCTTCGATACCGTACTGCATACTGCAATTTCAGCAAAAAAAAGGAGGGCCGAAGCCCCCCTTTTCCCTTAATCAGTTGATAGCAATTACGCTCCGAGGACCGTTGCTCCGGTGTCGTTGGCCATGAGGAAGCCCATGTGGTCAGGCGTCCGCAGCTTAACATCGAAGAACTGGTCAGCCACGATTTTCACCGTGCCGGCGCTGACGCCGCTGTACGGATCAATCGTCAGCGAGAGCCCCCCCCACGTGGCCCAGAAAACGTTGCTGAAGTCTCCGTAGAGGATACCGCCGAGCAGAGTGCTGGAACCGCTGGCCACGTCCGCACCACCATCGAGGAACTGGTCTGCCTTGGCAGCGCTGATGTTCATGCGTGGGAAGGTGCCGGTCGTGACGACATCGTAACCATAGATCTGGTTGTTAGCCATGACAGGGGCACCACCTGCGCCGGTCGTGTTCGTGTTGAACAGGACACCAGCAGTCTTGGGATGCATGACGAAGGCGCCGGTGGCCACACCGTTGCCGCTGATTTCGGCCCACAGGTCAGCCACGTCGTTGGCGCTGAGAACGGCATAGTCATTGGTGCCGGTCTCCGTAGCCAAAACAATAGTAGCCTCAGACTGTGCGCGGCTGTCGCCGGCAGTAGCGCTGATGGTCAGCGTTCCACCGGAGAGGCTGCCGTCGGCATCAATCATGTTCTGGAAAGCAACGCGGTCAATCTGCGCGCCGATGGCGTTACCGAAGTCGGTAGCGATAACCTGCTGCATGTTGCCAGTAGCCTGGTTCAACGCCTCCTTCGTCACAGTGATCTCAGCAGCGTAGCGCTGTGGGGTCAGGGTCACGCTGCTCATGGCGTTGGCGAAAGCCGTAGCGTCGGCACCCTCAGCAGGAGTGCTGGCGGCGTCGTTCGGCAGGGTCGGCAACTTGATGTCACCAACGAAGCCGGTGAGCTGCGTAGCTCCGACGTTCTGGATGACCGAACGCGGACGCAGGGCCTCGCGGACGGCAGCGGCCACAGTTCCGGTCGTGGTCACGGCGTCGTCGACACCAGACTGTCCGCTGTCGTTACCGTACACGTTCCGCAGCTGCAGGTAGCTCTGCGGCAGGGCGACGTTGCCACGGAGGGCGAGACCCATACCGGCGGCCTCACGCTGGGCTTCTTGCAACATCTCTGCTTCGGCTCCGTCCATCGGACGACCGTGGGCAGCGTTGTTCAGGGCACGAAGCAGGTTGAACTCTCCGCCGACCTTCTTAAGTTCCTTCTGCTCAGAAACGGAAGCGGCACCGCTCTGGGCCATACGCTTGATGCGTGCTTCGTTCTTTGAGAGGGCGTCGCGCTGCTGCTCAGCGTCCTCAAGTTTGGCGTGGATGTCCTGCGTCTCAGACAGCTCCTCAGCCGTCAGTGCACGCTCCTCGCTTTGTGCGATGCTCTGGATTGAGTCCAGCTTCTGCTCCAGCTTATGGATGTGGTGCTGGGCATCGGTGCTTGTCTTAAAATTCATGTGTTGTCGTTTGTGTTGTAAGGTAGTAGTTGATTGGCCTACAACGTGGCCACTAGGTTGCGCCTCCTTTTCTGTTTTATTTCTGGCAACAACCGTAGTCTGTTCATATGCCGGATAGGTTACCGGCGCAACATCGAAGAGCCTGGCAACCTTCGTCACCGTGCGCAGTTCGCTGTTGCTATCAAATTCTTGTTCTGCGATGGTAAAGGCAAAGCTGGACTGGTTGATGTCGCCGCGCTTGACCATGGCATACAGATCGCGTGCAGCCTGAGTGTCGACTAGCTCCGCGCGGTACTTCAGTCCTTTGTCATCGACCGACAGCTGCAGCGTGCCGTTTGTGGTGCGTGCAAGTGGCGGCGGCTCGTGGTCGAGCAGCAGGCGCACGTCGTCGTTGAGCACGTCGTCGAAGGCGCCGCGTGCGATGACCTCGCGGAACGCGCCCAGGTCGGTCTCTTCGTCAAACAGCGCAGCATATCCTTCCAGCACCATTGGCTGTGCTGCGCGGACTTCCATCGTGCGCGTGCGCTTCTCCAGCTCTGGTGCAGTCTTGCGCTCCTCCACCATTGCTTCTTCTTGTCTTTCGTTTTCTTCTTCCATCTCATTTACTCTTGCCTCCGACCAGCGCAGTGCGGCCTTGCCGCCCCACAACAGGTAAGAGATAGTGCCACAGGCTTTCGTGTCGCTTTCGTCGTAGTAGGTTTCCGCGCGGCTCAAAAAGCTGTACATGCGTTTTACGCGGTCCTCGGTCAGCGTCTCGCGATTGGCCAAAATGCGTGCCGTCTCCTTGCCGACATCCGTAGCACAGCGACCGCCAACCTCATCGTTCAGCTCGCGCCCACGGCGAGCGTTGTTGGTCATGGCCTCTGGGTAGTCGTTATACGGCATCGCCTGAAATCTTGTTGCTGTATTCGTCGAGGCGGTCGAGCGCGATCTGATTGACCTGCACTGTATGCTGGTCGCCACCGTCCACGCCGTTCATGTCCTCTGCGGCTCTGGCCTCATTGATAGACATGATGCCACACTTAACAAGCGTGTCATAGTAGTTGGCGCGTGCCGCGCTGTCGCCGCGCAGCAGGTCGCTCAGGTCGAACTTGCTGTAAAGATTATCCTCGCGGCCCAGCAGCTTCATGTCGATTTCCTGTTGGATGCGCTTGACCCACGGAACGATTGTGTACTTGGCAAACTGAATGGCTTGCTGTTCCGTGTTGCTGTAGGTCACATTGGACTGCACACCGACCAGGCTTGGCGGCACACCGAAGACGCGGCAGATCTCTTGATTCTGAAAATCGCGCTGAGAGTCCATCTGCGCTTGCTCCGGATCTACGCTGACCCTGGTGTAGTCAAACCCAAACGGCAACAGCTTTGTGCCAAGGCGGTCGCCGCTGTTGTTGAAGCTGTCGCGGATGACGTCAATCTGTTCCTTGCGCAGTGGCTCGCGGCTGGACAGAAAGCCAGTCATATTTCCGCTGCTTCCAAAGAACTCGGCCGCATAGTCCTGCGCGGCTTTGGCGAGTCCAATGATTTCGCGGTGCTGCTCGATGACGCTGATGCCGTACATGTTCTTCACGCACAGCATATCCTCCGCCAAGTATTCCGTTTCGCCGTGCATGAAGACGCGGACGCCGGCCACGTTCTTCACCTCAACCTCGCTGGGCGGCAGGCGGTGAAGGCTCAGTACCTCGGTCGTGCGCGGATCGCGGACAATGACAGCGTAGCCTTTGCCGTACAGAAAAATATCTGCGATGTACGTTTCCCAAAAGTCATAGGCGGTCTGCATATCGTTGGGCGCCTCATTGACCAGGCGCGCCACGATGTGGTCCAGCTCAGTTGTGTTGCCATCGATGCGGCGCAGTACCGTCTTGTTCAGTTGTGCAATGGTCGATGCGATGCGGTGAATGCAAGCGTAAACTACGCTGATGCTCATGGCCTGCTCCACGTTGATGCTGGCTCCGGCAAGCGTGCCATAGTGCCGCATGTGACTCACGAAACCGCCACCGCCGGTATATGCAATTTGCACTGGAGTGCGGCGAAATACTCGCTGAAACCAATTTGCCATTGTAGCAAGATAAAAAGGGCAGGCCACCGTCGCGGCCCACCCTTCTACAATTCAAAACCAAATGCTACGCCCTATAGACTGATGACCTCAAGGATGGGGTCCTCGTCTTGTGCATTGTTAAAGTAGCAACCGAGTGCCATGATTGACGCCACCACGCCGTCTACTTTCTGACTCTCGCTGTTTTTCTTCTTCGTGACTTTGATATTGTCGGCTTCGTCCCTAGACAGGTGCACGCATCCCATCTGCCATCGCAGGACATCGTGACCGCCGTGCAGTATCTGACCCTTGCACAGCAGTACCTCAAACTGTTTGGTTGGGTATGACATGGAAGCGTAGCCCTGACCGAACGGCTGGCAGTCAATGGCCTCTAGATATGGCACCACAAGGTTTGCGTTCCATCGGTCGTAGGCCACAGCCTGCAGGTCGTAGTCGTCGCGCAGGCTTTGGATGTACTGCCGCACAGCAATCATGTCGGTCACGTTGCCCTCTGTGATCGTGACCATGCCGAGCCGCTCAAACGTGTAGTAGTCGATGCCGCCGCTGAGCTGCTTGCTGTTGGCCTTGTCCTCATTTACGAAGTGGTGGCATTTGAGGTAGAAGCAGTCGTTGACCTCATCGCGGAATATGAGCGCTACGGCAGTCAAGTCCTTTGTGCTGGATAGATCGAGGCCGACGTAGCATGGCAGCGCCTTCAGGTGCGCTTCATTCAGCTGCTGTGCGCCGCGCATAAACTCATCGTCAGTTACCCACCGCTCTTCGCTTGCGGTCCATATGTTCAGGTGCAAGCGCAAGAAGGTGTTGATCTGCCTTGGGTTTTCCTTGCATCGCTTTACCTCCTGCTCGAAGTAGTCGGCTTTGCAGATGGAACCGAAGCCAGGGTTCGCCTTCGCCCACGTCGCCGGCTGCGTCCAGTCGTCGTCTTTGTCGGCTGAGTAGATGACCGGCAGAAACGTGTCGTCTTGCACGCTGCCTTCCTTGACCTTCTGCGCATACTCGTGCAGTTCATAGCAGATGCTGCTCGTGTCGTGACCGGCTGTAGTGATGGCGATGACCAGGGGCTGGGTGCGTGCACCGGTCGACGTCTTCAAGACATCGTATAGGTCGCGATTGGGGAATACGTGCAGCTCATCGAGTATGACGGCATGGGCGTTGAATCCATGCTTTGTGTTGGCTTCGGCAGATATGGCCTTGTAGAAGCTGTTCTTGTAGTGGATGCTGTTGC